CCGTACTGACCGGGATGCGCTTCTACGGCTGGAAGTGGGAAACGCTGCCGCAGGTCGGCGACTACGCCGGTAACAAGACGGCGATCCCGTCGAACACCGTCAAGATCGTGCCGGCGGAGGGCAACGCTTACCGGCTGGCCGGCGGCTGGGACGTGGACCGGATCTTCGTCGACCTCGGCGCCCCCGGGTTTTTGGAGGCACTGTTCGCCGCCGCCGTTGCCGACTACGCGAAGAAGTCGAACGCGAAGGCCGGTGCGTTCCTGGCCGCGAACGCGTCCGTGTCGACCGCGACCGTCGACAACCTGGTGGACGCCCTGGCCGCCGTCGCGGCGTTCCTCGGCGCGAACGGCGCGACCCCGTCCTGGATTTCCATCTCATCGGACCTGTGGAGTCAATATCTGGCCCTGACTTCCGCGGCCGCGCCGTGGTGGCTGTCGGTGGCATCGTCGTCCGTGTCGATCAAGGACCCGTCCGGGTCGGTCGCCGACCTGAAATTTTTTGTCGACCCCGACCTGCCGGTCGGCACCGTCCTGGCCGGCGATCGGGCCGCCGCCACCCACTTTGAAGCGTCCGGGTCGCCGCTCCGCGTGCAGGCCGTCAACATTCCCAATGGCGGGATTGATATCGGTGTCTTCGGTTACGCCGGCGATCTGCTGAACGATGCCCGCGGCCTGGTCAAGCAGGCCGTGACCGGCGGCGCCGCCGCGGCCGCCGAGGCACCGCGCAGCCGGAAGTAGACCGGCATGGCGGGTTGGCTGCTGATCGGTGACGTCAAGGACCAGCTGCGGCTGGACGGGACGGACACCGACGACGACGCCCTGATCGGCCGTTGCATCCTGTCCGCCGAGATCAAGATGCAGCGGGCCCGCAACGACCAGTACGTCTACCCGGACCCCGCCGTGTACCCGCCGGGTCCGCCGGTGTACACCCCGGACGGCGAGGTGTACCAGACGGCGGTGATGCTCGCCGCCCGGCTGGTCCGCCGCCGGAACTCCGCCGCCGGCATCGAAACCTTCTCTGACACCATCGCCTACGTGTCCCGCTGGGACCCCGACCTCCAGCAGGGCATGCGAACAGGCGCCTACGCGTGGCCGGCCGTCGGGTGACTGCCACGCGTAGGCCCCTCGACCTGGCCGCCGCCGTCGCCGATGTGGTCGGCCGGCTGCGGGCGGCCGGGATCCGGGCCACCGCGGACGTCCGGGACGTGAACCCGCCGTGTGTGTACGTGCCGCCTCCGCAGATCGCCTGGGCGTTCGGCAAGGTCGAGATGGGCTGGACCGTCGCCGCCGTCGTCCCCGCCACCGGCCGGGACATCGCCCTGAAGAACCTCGGTCCGCTGATCGCCGACGTCTCCACCGCGCTGGCCACCACGCCGGTCACCGGCGGCCGCCCGATCGACCTGGGCGGCGTCGACGGCGCCGCCCCGCTGCCCGCCTACGAGTTGACGTTCACCACCCGCTACTCCGAAAGGAACACCCCGTGACCGCACCCACCGCCCCGGCCGGCGTCGCCACCCTGGGCCCCGGCACCCTCACCATCGGCGCCACCGGCTCTCTGATCGACGTGTCCTGCCTGGTCAACAACCTGGTCATCGTCATGAGCAAGGACGTCACCGACCCCACCACGAAGCTGTGCGGCACCGTCCGGGCCGGGAAAACCACCTACAGCTACGAACTGGACGGGAACCTGGACACCGACATCGGCACCGACTCCGGCCTGTTCGCGCTGACCCAGTCCGCGCCCGGCTCGGAACAGGACTTCGTGTTCACCCCGTCGACGGAGGCCGGCACGTCCGCCACCGGCAAGGTGGTGATCGACCCGATGGACTTCGGCACCACCGACGACTACGGCTCCAACCTCACCTCAGACATCGCCTGGGCCATCGTCGGGGTGCCGACGTACACCTACGGCACGACGACGCCGTGAGCCGTGCCAAGGTCAGCATCGAGGGCGCGGACACGCTGCAGCGGACCCTGGCCGCCGCGGCCCGCGAGCTGCAGGACTTCGCGGAAGTCCATGCGGCCGCGGCGGCACGGATCGCGAAGGACGCCGCGGCCCGGGCGCCGCACCGCACCGGACGACTCGCCGCCTCGATCCGGGCCACCTCGGACCGGACCGGCGGCCTGGTCGCCGCCGGCGGCGGATCCGTCGGCTACGCCAAGTTCCAGGAATACGGCTGGGCGCACGGCCGGGCGCAGCCCTATCTGCGGCCCGCGCTGCAGGACAACCGGGACGCCGTCCTGGGCCTGTACCGCGACCGCGTCCATTCCATCGTAGGAAACGTCAAGGGGAAATAGGGGAAATGGCGAATATACCGACACCGCGACTGAAAATCTGGTTTACCGAAGACGATGACGAACCCACTGTCGTACAGACGGTGAACTCCGACCTGGTCCTGATGGAAACAACCGCACGCAAACACAACTGGGGATCTATGCAGGATGCACCGATCAAGGTGGGGACTTTCCTCGCGTATGCCGCGCTGAAACGTAAAGGGCTGCTGAACGGGGAAACGTTTGAACAATTCGACCCGGCCGCCGTTACGGCACTCGACGACACACCGGCCGCCGTGGCGGTCCCTACCCAGCCGGATCCCGGGTCCGGCTGATCTGCGAAATCGCCGTCGCAACGGGAACCGTTCCGGCGCAATGGTTCGACACCCCCGACGACATCCTGGCCACCGTCGTCGACATCCTGGAGGCGAGGTGAGCTAGATGGGACTGGCCGGTTTGGGCGCCGCGATCCTGTCCATCAAGATCCTCACCGACGCCTCCGATGCGGCGAAGGGAATGGGCGCCGCCGCAACAGGTGTCGAGAAACTGCAGGCCAAGATCGGCGGCCTGGTCGGCCCGGCCGCGCTGGTCGGCGGCGCCATGGTCGGCATGGGCAAGAGTGCCCTGGCGGCGGCGTCCGACCACGAGCAGGCGATGGGCGGCATCGACACCGTGTTCGGCAAGAGTGCCGACTCCGTCAAGGCGTGGGGCGACCAGGCCGCGAAGTCCGCCGGGTTGTCCTCGACGGAGTACGCCACCGCCGCCGCGAAGATCGGCGCGCAGCTGAAGACCGCCGGGGTCCCGATGGACCAGATCGCGGACAAGACAAAGGCAATGATCCAGCAGGGCGCCGACCTCAGCGCTACTTATGGCGGTTCCGCCGCCGACGCCGTCGACGCGCTCAGTTCCGCGATGCGCGGCGAATCGGACCCGGCGGAACGCCTCGGCCTGGGCCTGTCGGCGGCTGCCGTGGCCGCGGAAATGGCCGCGGAAGGCACGTCGAAGCTCACCGGGAAGGCGCAGACGGCCGCCAAGGCGCAGGCCACGATGAATTTGATAGCGAAACAGGGCGCCGCGTCGATGGGACAGTTCGCCGCCCAATCGGGCACGGCGGCGGAGGCGCAGCAGATAGCCGGCGCATCGATGAAGAATTTGGCGTCGACGATGGGCCAGGCGCTATTACCGGCGGCCACCGCCGTCGGCCAGGCAATGGCCGGGCTCGCCGAATTCGTGCAGAACAATTCGCAGCTGTTCCTGGTCCTCGCCGGAATTGTTGCCGGATTCGCCGGGTCCATTCTCGCCGTGTCCGCCGCACTCAAGGTGTATCAGATGGCGCAGACCCTGGTATCCGCGGCGACGAAAGCCTGGGCCGCCGTGCAGTGGCTGCTCAACGCCGCCATGAGTGCGAACCCCATCGGCCTGGTCATCATCGCCGTCGTCGCCCTGGTCGCCGCCATCGTGCTGCTGTGGACCAAGAGTGCGGCGTTCCGGACGTTCTTTATCAACATGTGGACCCAGATCCAGACCGTGGCCGCGGCGGTGTGGAAGGCCATCGTCGGCGCCGCCACCACCGCGCTGGCCGCAATCAGAACCGCGTTCCAGGCGGTCGGAACGGCGATCAAATCCGCGTTCGCGGCCGTCGGCGCGGCGATCAAAGCGACCCTCACCGGAATCCAGTCCGCCGCGGTCGCGGTGTGGTCGGCGATCAAGACCGCCGCCGCCGCCGTCTGGTTGGCCATCAAGGTCGCCGTCCAGGCATCCCTGAACGCGGTGAAGACGGCGATCCAGGCCGTCGGCACGTTCGCCGCGGCGGTGTGGCGGGGCATCCTGTCGGCCGCCCGGGCTGTGTGGTCGGCGATCACCGCCGCCGTCCGGAACATGCAGTCGGCGATCCTGGGGATATTCGCCGGGATCCGCAGCGCCGTCACCGCGGTGTGGACGTCGATCACCACCGCCGCGACGTCGGCGTTCTCGGCGATCAGTTCGTTCATCCAGAGCTATGTGCGCATCTGGATCGGCCACATCGAGGGCATCGTCGCCGGGTTCAAGGCCGTCTTCGACCGGGTCGCCTCCGTCGTCACGTCGGCGTTGCAGCCGGTCACCGACGCCATCAACAACATCCTGAACCTGTGGCGCTCCACCGTCGGGATAATCTCCGACGGCATCGGCAAGGTCGCCGGCTGGATCTCCGGCATCGTCAGCAAATTCAAACGGATCCCGACCGCGCCGCCGGCCGCCCCGGCGCCCGGCCTGTTCGGGGTGTCCCCGACGCTGTCGGCGGCGGCGATGACCGGCGGCGCCGCCGCCGGCTCCACCCGCTCGGCCGGGCCGACCATCGTCATCCAGGGCGCCGTCGACCCCGACCGCACCGCCCGGCAGATCCAGGGCATCCTGGCCGGCCGGATCCGGCGCACCACCGGCGTCTCCATCGGCGGGCTGGCGGCGACCGCATGAGCACCCCGGTCGGCTGCACCCTGTACGTCGACGGCGCCCGGGTCGCCGACGGCACCCCCGGCGACCCGGAGGCCGCCCCCACCGCCCTGTCCGGCTTGTCTCTGTCCTGGGGCCGCACCACCACCGTCGACCAGGTCGAACCGTCCACCTGCAGTTTCGAGCTGATGGACCCGCCCGGCGGCGGGTCGTTCCTGAACCTGCTGTACACCGGCGCCCGCGTCGACGTCGTCGCCTCCGCCGCCGTGCCGGGGCAGCCGGGGCAGCCGGTGAACGTCGACGGCGGGTTCGAGGCGGCCGCGACGGGCATCGACCTGCACTGGACGAACCTGTACAGCGGGCACTACGGGCAGGCCACCGCCGCCCGGGCGCACACCGGCGCCCATTCCGCGACCATCATCGACCGGTCCGCGACCCCCAACGCCGTCACCTTCGACTCCGGGGTCATCCCGCCGGCCCCGCCATCGTCGGACCCGTCCGCCTGGGACCACATCCCGGTGCTGCACAACGGCGATGTGTGGACGGCGGCGGCGTGGCTGTACCCACCCATCGGCGGGACGGTCGCCGTGCAGGCCGCCGTCTACGCATCGCCGTCGGCGCAGGCGTCCCGCTACGGCACCCGCCTGGACCTGCCCTGGCAGCAGGCCCAGTCGTGGCAGCCCGCCGCCCTGACCTACACCGGCGGCACCGGCGCCGACGACGGGAAATGGCTGGGGGTCGGGCTGACCCTGACGTTCGCCGCCTGGAACGCGATCGGCGCCATCCCCGCGGTGACCTGGGCCGCCGCGCCGGGCAGCTGGGCCGACTGGCGCGGCTGGTCCGTCGACGACGTCGCCGTCATCCCGCCGGACGACGCCGCGCCCCGCCGGGACGTGCTGGTGTTCTCCGGCCGGGTCACCGACCTGGTCGCCGGGTGGGATGAAAGTCCGCCGGCCGTGGTCTGCGGGGTGACCGCCGCCGACTTCACCGCCGACCTGGCGCAGCGGGACGTCGGCGCCGAGCCGTGGCCCGCGGAACACCTCGACGACCGGTTCTACCGGATCGTTACCGCCGCCGACATGCCCGTCCGCTACTCCATCGAACCGAGCCTCGCCGACTGGCGCGTGTCCTACCTGGACGTGGACCGGCAGCAGGCCTGGCCGCTGCTCGCCGACCTGGCCACCAGCGTCGACGGCGTGCTGTGGGCGGCCACCCACCGCACCACCGGCCCGTATCTGTGGCTCGCCGACCCCCGCGTGCAGGCCGCCCTGTACGAGCTGTACCTGGGCGACGACGGCCTGGTCCACGTCGCGCCGACGTCCAGCGTCGACCGGGCCATCGAGGTGGACGCCTGCGACGTGCTGCTCGGCCCGGTGCTGTGGCGGCAGGCCGTCTCCGACGTCACCACCAGAGTCGCCGTCAGCTGGCAGGACCAGACCGTCGACCCGGACACCCTGCTGCCTGCCCCGACGGAACGCAACAGCACCGTGGTGGACGCGACCCTGGAGGCCCGGCTGGGCACCCGCCGCGCAGCCGTGTCGACCCTGCTGACCACCGCCGACGACGCCGTCGAGGTGGCCGCGCTGCTGCTGGGCCGGCTGCACCTGCAGTCCTGGCGGGTCGGCGGACTGACCTGGCGCACCGACCTGACGGACATGAACCCCGACCAGGTGGTCCGCACCCTGGACCTCCTCGACGGCACCCGCCGGCTCGGCGCCGCGGTCCTGCTGACCAACCTCGCCGACTGGTCACCCACCGGCGGCGGCACCCTGCCGCTGCTGCTGCAGGGCGGCCAGTACACCTTCGAGGACGGCCAGTGGACGTTGGAACTGGTCACCTCCTCCGCCGCCTCCCAGGGCGCGTCGCTGCCCTGGACCGCGCTGGACCCGACCTGGGCGTGGAACGAGTTCGCCCCCGACGTGGCCTGGACCGACCTGGCCGGCGTCGCCGCATGACCCCCGAATGGAGAACCCATGGGCACCACCAGTAGCGGCCTGCGGTACCCCGAACCCACCGACCCGGTGAACCAGGGCGCCGCCGCGATCAAGAACCTCGCCGACGACGTCACCAGCATCTACACACCGGAACCCACTACGGGCGGTGTCACCGCCGCCGGTGCCCTGTCACCCGACGCGCAGGCGGTCCCGGCCGGCGCCGCGCTGCGGGTCGTCGCCGGGAAACTGATCGTCGCCACCGACGCGCAAGGGCAGTTTGTCCTGACGATCACGGCGTTCACGACCGCGGTCGTCGGACTGTCGATCATGGGCGCCGTCGCCGTCGGCGCACCGTATGACAACACCTACTACGCGGCGCCGCGGAACGGCAACAGCGTCTACGGCTACATCATGCGGGCCGGCGTGAAACTCGCCTCGACGACCGCCGGGATCACTTACATCGCCGTCGGCTACTAGCGGAAGGACCGTCATGGGTTATTGGGAGATCGCGGAAATGGCGCGGGACGTCGACCTCGGCGCCCGGGTGCAGGCGTGCGCGGCGCAGGAAATCGACGGCGACCCGATCCAGTGGCAACTGGCGAACATGCTGGACGTGTGCGCCTCCCCCGGCTGGGACGCCGCCTGGTCCTCCGCACTGGCCGCCGGGAACGAGACGCCCGGCCGGGACCCCGCGGTGATCACAGACGGCATGGTCCTGTCCGCGGTGCAGTCGCTCACCGAACCGGGCGGCGCCTGATGGACGCCGATATCGAGGCGCTGATCGAGGCGATGGACCCGGACCCGACCGTGCGGGAAGCGATCCGGGCGCACCTACGCCGCCAGGTCGGCGTCGACACCGGTTTCGTCCGCCTCGACGCCGGCCGGATCGTCCCGGAAGGTGAACGGGTCGAGTCGTGACCATCGAAGACGATTACCGGGCCGTCGTTGCCAGGTTGCGCGGGTGGGGCGTCGCGGTGACGGAATGGTCCGGCTGCTACGGCCGCAACAACGGCACTGGCTGGTCGCACGGCCGGCCGGTCGGGCACATCAACCACCACTACGTCTGCAGCATGAACCCGGAACAGTCCTACATCGACTCCCTCGTCGGATCCCTGGCGGGGAATGAGACGGTGCAGTGGTTCGCGGACGTGAACGGCCGGGCCTATCTGATCGGCACCGGCCCGATGAACCATTCCGGCACCGGTAACAGCTACGTCCTGAACCGGACTATGCAGGATCAACCGAACTACGGCGCCGCGTCGTCGCAGGGTGACATGTCCGGGAACCAGACCTACGCCGGGACGGAATGCCAGCACCCCGGGGACGGCACCGCCTGGCCGGAATCGCTGCTGGAAACGATGTTCGCGATCAACGCCGCCGAATTCCTGCAGTGGGGCTACACCGCGGAACGGGCGATCAACCACTCGTCGTGGACGAACCGGAAAATCGACATGTCGTGGATGGGCGGCACGAACGGGCAGGAACTCGTCGAGCAAGTGCAGCGGTGGATGACGACCGGCGGCGCCGGCGGACAAGGAGATGACGACGTGACCGACGAAGATATTCAGAAGATCGCGAAACAGGTGTGGAACTACATGGTCGGGAACGGCGGCGCCGGCGCGACTCTCGAGGAAGTGCGGAAAGTGAACCGCGACATCAACGCAAAGGTGTCGAAATTGTGCGATCCGCGGAACGGAAATGTGCCCTATACCGGATAGCACGCCGGCGACCCGGTCGGATCGGATCCGGTCGACGTACCTCGTCGTGCTCGGCGTGATCGTGTGCGTCGCCGTCGGCGCCCTGGTCACGTTGGCCGTCACCGGGACGGCGTCACCGCTCGGCGCGGTCGTCGGCGCGATCGGATCCGCCGCCGTCGGCGCTCTCGCCGCGCAACTCGCCCGTTAGCCGGCGAACCGGGCGACCTCACGGAGCCGGTCGTCGTCGACGCTGATGTACCGCTGCGTGGTGGCAATTGATGCGTGGCCGACCAGCCGGCGCACTGATTCGATGTCGTGCGTCGCCCGGTACAGCGTTGTCGCGTAGCGGTGCCGCAGCTGGTGCGCGGTGGTCGCGCCGTCCATCGCCCGCTTGAGTAGCTTCCCGACGTGCGCGGCTGACAGGTGCCCCTCGAACCGTCCTGGGAAGGCGTACGGGCCCGGGAGCGCCGCGATCCGGCGGGCGATGTCGGCCGATACCGGTATGGTGCGCGGCACCCCGCCCTTGCCGCTGATCCGCAGCGACCAGTCGGCGACCTCGGCGACCAGGTCGGTGACTTTCACCCTGGCTATTTCGCCGCGGCGTAGCCCGGCCCGGGATCCGAG